GGCTAATATGGCATACTCAAATTCTCCAGCATCAGATTGTAATCAGTCAGATTATAATTCTTCTTGTAGATTGAACATTAATGGTTCAGCTCAGGAAAGAAAGTTCATGGAGAACTTAGTTGTAGAGTCTATTGAATTATATGGACAGGATGTTTATTACTTACCTAGAACTTATATTGGAAGAGATAATATACTAGACGAGATAGATAGCAGTAAGTTTGAGAATGCATACCCCATTAGAGCGTATGTAAATAACGTTGATGGATGGGAAGGACAAGGAGAACTACTATCTAAATTTGGTGTTAGAATTGAGGACAAGACAACCTTTATCATTTCACGAATAAAATTTACTGAGAAAGTTGATAACAACGTTACATTGAATGTTGAAGGTAGACCTAATGAAGGAGATTTAGTTTGGTTTCCGACAACAAAACATTTATTTGAAATTAAATTTGTAGAAGCAGAAAGACCATTCTATCAGTTAGGTAAAGGTTACGTCTGGGAAATGCAATGCGAACTCTTTGAGTACTCTGATGAAGATATTGATACTGGTATTGCTGATATTGACGCTATTGAAATTGCGTTTAGTAACTCCACAAGTGTTACTATGGGTACTGGTGGGTCTGGTGATTATGTGGTTGGTGAAACCGTTATTGGTAATCTTAATACTGCTACTGGCACAGTTACTATCTCTGGGGATGTCGTTGATGCTGTTACTATTACTGATGGTGGCGAGTACTATACTTCTGCTCCTGCTGTAACATTCAGTGGTGGAGGTGGATCTGGAGTAACAGGTACTGCTGTAATATCATCTGGTGGATTGGTAACTGGTGTAACCATAAATACTGCTGGTACTGGATATACCTCAGCACCAACTATAACCTTTGGTAATTCACCGAAGGATGTTCAAGCAGAGGTTAAGTCTTGGGATTCTTCTACAAGAATACTACAGATCATCAACCGTACAGGTACATTCAATACTGCTGAGTACATTAAGGGTCAAACCTCTGGTGCAAACTGGAGTGGAGAATCTTACAATACTCTAGACAATACCAACAGTGAAGTAGATCAGAACTATAGTTTTGAAACTGCTGATGATGACGTTATTGACTTCTCCGAAACTAATCCATTCGGAACTATTGGTTCAACTACTGACTTTACAATCTAATGTTAGGAAAATATTTTTATCACGAAGTCTTCAGGAAGACCGTTGTTGGGTTTGGTACTCTATTCAATAATATAGAGATCAAACAAGGAACTACTGTTATGAAAGTTCCTTTGGCATACGGACCGAAGCAAAAGTTTTTAGCTCGTTTAGAGCAAGTACCCGATCCTACTAACAAAAGGGTACAGATTACATTACCAAGAATCTCTTTTGAGATTACAGGTATATCATATGATCCTAGTAGAAAGGTTAGTCCTACTCAGAAGATCATGGTACCTACTAGTGGCACTAAAAATAAGGTGGCATACATGCCAGTGCCTTATAATTTACAATTTGAATTAGCAATCATTTCCAAAAATCAGGATGACGGTCTTGAAATCATTGAGCAGATATTACCCTACTTCCAACCGAGTTACAATCTACCACTTAAGTTGGTGCCAGGACTCAATGAAACAAAGGATGTTCCTGTCATTATTAATTCTATTGACTATGATGATGAGTATGAGGGTAATTTTGCCTCTCGTAGAGCAATCATTTACACCCTAGGATTTACTGCCAAGACATACGTTTACGGTCCTGTACAAGAATCTTCTGTTATCACTAAGGTTATCGCAGATGCTTATACAAGCACTGCTGTTAGCACTGCACCTCGTGAGGTAAGATACACTGTAACACCTGATCCTCTCACTGCTGATGCAGATGATGATTTTGGATTTGGAACTACTACAGAGGAATTCTCGGATAACGAAAAACGTAATCCTATTAGTGGGCAGGATGAAGCATTATGAGTACCTTTGATGGATTGAATAAAGTTTTCGGAGATGAACCTTCAGACTTGCAGAAGCATGTTGAGAAGTCTAAATCTCTAAGAACTGAGAAACCTGACATACAGTCAGACTATGAAATCTCTCGTGCTAATCTACATAACTTAGTAATGAAAGGACAGGAGGCTGTTGATGGTATACTTGATGTGGCACGAGCGTCAGATCATCCTCGTGCTTATGAGGTGGCAGCTACAACAATTAAGGCAGTCGGAGACGTAACTGATAAGTTAATAGACCTCCAACAGAAGATGAAAGACCTTGATAAAGAAGAGAAGAAAGGTCCGAACAATGTTACCAATGCACTATTTGTTGGTAGCACTTCAGAACTTCAGAAAATGTTGAAGAAAGAAACTAACATAAATAATAAGGATTAAACATAGACACGACAATGACAGTCCTCAATGTATTAAGTACAAACGCAGTGGCCGCAGGTGCTACTGAATATCAAGTTGTACAAACTGGCTTTTTTAGAGTCATCGCAAATGCTGGAGATGCTACAGTAGCATTCAATGGCGGACCTGCTATAACTCTTATAAATGATGAATCACTTTTAGTGAAGGGTGGTAAACCTGGTACAGCTAAAGTTGTCAAAGCAACTGATGCTGCCACAGCAGTCTATACATTAGGAAATAGTTTACAGGAGAACATGTCAAGGGACACGCATCCATTTTCAGTTGGTGATTTCATCGCTGTAATAGATGACGGTACTGACCCTGCTATCAATGCAGCATTTCTGAGTGCTGGTACAGTTGGTAAAGCAATCACTGCTGCCAGTAGTGCTACTATCACAACAGATATTGATTCACAAGCAGCTCCAGCAGACTACACATATGCATCTGGCGGTCAAGCAAAAGTAAAACGTTGCGTTAAGATTGTAGTAACAGGTAATGCTATTGTAGTTGAAGAAGTTCAAGTAGTAGGAGGTTAAAATGTCCGATTATTTAAAGGAGGAAACTCCAGCAGAACGTATTGACAGAGTATCCAAAGCCAACGTTGCTAAACAAAAAGCATCTTCTGATGCTAAGAAAGCAAAGTCACAGGCTTCAGCTGATGCATTTAAGAAGCATAAAGCATCAGTTATGTCAAAAGGAGGTCGTCCAGTAGACGCACTTGACTCTTGGCAGAAGAAGAAAATTGAAAAACGTAAGATGAACAAAGAAGGGAAATCTTACAAGGACTTCATGAGCGAGGGAAACCCAACCTCTCGTATGCTTCACAAATCAAAGACCTCAGTAACTGGAAACATTTCTGCTGATAGAGGTTCTTCTGAAAAAAAGAACCGTGAGAAACGTCGCGCTCTAGAGAAAGATCTCAAAAAGAAAGGCATTGGTCACAAGAAAGGTGTAGGTGAATACAAGTACGGTGATGGTAAAACAGGCCGTGAAGTATCATACCAAACCTCCAAACCCGATAAGATGTCCAAACGTCGCTTTGGTAAAGTCATGAGACGATTAGGACGGAAGCATGACCAAGAATCAGTAATTACAAAAGACAAGAGTAAACCAGCAAGATTACACGATACCGAATCTAAAAAGCCTGGTAAGTCTGTCAACATAGGAAAATCGCAAGCAGGAAAAAATAAATCTGGTGACGGTGAAACATCTGGAACCAAGGTTAGAAGTGGTAAGTTACCAAAGAAAACCAATAAACCAAGTTACAAGTACGGTTAAAGTTGGGGGAATCTAATCCAAAGAACCCATGTCTATTAATGACGAAGTAAAGGACTTGCAAAAAAAGTTAGAGAACATTGAGAAGAAACAAGAGTTTCTTCAGAAGATTCAGAATATGGAAAGAGATAAAGCACAGCATGATGGGAAATTGCCCAAGTCTTGAAATCAATAAAGCTTTATGGTATAATGATGCTACGTATCATAAGTAGTGTCATGTTGGGAGGTTTATGACAGAAGAAACAATCACCAGAATATGCTATACTAAGGAACAGGTTGATGTTATGATACGTGCTGCTGTTGAAGAAGCACGAGCAATAGATGAAGCATCTATGGCAAAGCACAACAGAGAAGCAACAATCATTAGCATGATTCTAGGATTTACTACTCTAGCATTATTTGTGGATGGACTACTAAGAATCTTAGGAATCATTCCACCTTTCATGCACATAGATGTTAACATCATAGAAAAGATTGCTGACAAAGTAGAGACTGATGTGATTGATAAAATCAAACAAGTTCCATACCAAAAAATTATCCAAGGGATTAGACGATGAGTTTTTTATTTACAATGGCAGGATTATTAAATCTGTTATTTTATATCTTTGCGGTTGGATTTATAATCTCACTGCTATTTGAACAATGGTTAAAGTTCAGACCTTTATCCGTTGATGAATCAATGAATGAGAGAAACATGTACATTGTACAAACCAATAGAAGATATTGTTGGAGACAAGCATGGGTAACTAATCTTTACTGGTTCGCATGTAACGTGGGATTATACTTCATCTCA